TCCTTTTTAAGCGAGTGTTTAGTTTGTGTCCCTTACGGCGACATAACTAATTATACACGATCACTTAAAAATCGGGGTGATGATTGCCGTCTCAATCTCTTCGGTTTCCTTCCATGAAGATGAGTAAGATAGAAATTTGTATAGTTAACAATCACCAAAAGTATTAATAATATAGTGTTAACCGTCATTCTTCTTGAGTCTTTCCTTTCTTACCGATGTTATACTTCTGTTCTAAAATCCAGTCTCCCTTATCTTTGTAAGAAAGAACTTTGATTTGATTAAGAGGTGCAATATCAGAAACAGAGTCTGGTTTTACTACACTAATAAGTCCCCAATCAGCAAGTAATTGAGTAATACGATTTCGACGTTGAACGTCATTGGAAGTAAGATTGGCATGTTTGCCATCGAGTGCAAATAGTTCCTTAAAATGAACTATAAAATATCTTCCTTGTTTATGTAAGATATGGCAACTCTGATATAATTTCTTTTCTTTTCTTGATGCTACACCAATTCTTGTTAAAGTCTCACGGACTTTTAAAAAATCATCAGGTTCATTAAGAAGCACTTCTACCATTTGATCTTGCGACCAACTTACTTCAGGCTCCTTCGTAGAAGTAGTCATTTCATTCCTCCAGTGTCAAGTCGTTGTTTAATGTAATCCAGTTGTTGGGGTGATAAAATTTTCAGTGCTTGAGACGCTTTCTCATTACTATAACCATAGTACTCTTTCACACATTGGAGATCCGTGACTTTATCCTTACGGAGCCAGGGAGAAAATCTCTTCTTTTTCCTAAGTGTATTTAGATAAAAAATATATTGCATGTCTTTATCTAAGGATGAATACTTATTCATCTCATTAGTAAACATTATACAATCAAGATGTCCTGATAAACAACGATTAATAATATAGGGAGGATAATCCTTAATGACAGAAGGATCTTCCTCAATAAGATTGTTCTTATTAAAGTTGATAGAATTTAACCAATCTTTCAATTCTGTCATAATACATGATAAGGATCTATATCCTCTGATAATTCATCAACATCCCTAAGGAGGTTATTATATTTGGGATCTGATTCAGCAAACTCTTGTTCACCTTTAGTGGTGTAATGTAATATAACAGGATTAAAGAACTCTTGATGTTTTTCCTCAATGTATCCCATAGTAACATCCTGTATACCAAACATACCACCTGTAGAAGAAAGACGACTAAGAATAATCCAAACTGCATATTGATCAACAATACGTGAATTTGGAATAGGCATCAACTGAGCTCCGTTCTTAAAGATATTCATCAACTCAGTTAGTTCATCCAACTTATCAGTAATCTTAGTATGGATATTGTTATTAAGCAAGATCACACCACAACAATACTTATAAACAGATTCTTTACCACCAAGAGCAGAAATTGCTTGATCTACTCTTGTCAATTTTTCTCTTATACCTTTACCACCACCTGTGTTTGGATCATGTCTAAATCCAAATTCTTCTCTACCATAGACATCATATCTAGAATAAGTATCAAAAATATATTGAACATCATCATAGAAAATAGTATCAGAATCCAAGTACAAAATATTAGAAGATTGATCCTCAAAATATTTTAAGTTATACCATCTATGGATTGACCATGCACTAAGCATATTATGATCAAACCCATCAACAAATGGTAAGACATTTACATTGTAGTTAAGACGGAAATAAGGGGGAATAAAAGCAGGGTCATCACAAAAAAGGTAAACAGGTATTTCATTATTAAAATCTCTAAGTGAACTAATACTATGATCAAGACGTTTTAGTTCATGATCGTTTATATGATCATGAACACTTTTCTTATAAGAATAAAAAACTAGATTCATGATGCTAGTCCTTCTTTCTTAAGTTTATCATAATTATAGCAACCATCAAAACTCAACTTAATCTTAGGTCCATAATTCATCAAGATCAATTCCTTTCTTTGCTTCTGATCTCTCATATATTCCCCAACAGATCTCATTGTATATGTTAAATCAAACTCAGTAGCATCCCAATTCTTAAATCTTTCTTTAATTAATTGATCTGAATTATAACTCACCATCATATTTATTTTAGATTTGTCACAATCTTCAGCAAATTTATCATGATCAAAATGTTTATGCATCTCACCTTTCTTTCCATATAGATTATCCTTAATATCATAAGGAGGATCTAGATACATGAATATACCATCATGAACATTTTCTCTCATCAAATACTCATAAGAATACTGATTGATATGCCAATGAGAAATTATCTCAGAATATCCTGGTAACTTCTCAATACCTCTCATGGAGAAATTGGAATTAGATGCTTGCTGTGAAAACGATGAACTCTCAGTTAACCCACTAAAAGAGCACTTATTAACAATATAAAATGCTGCAGCACGTTCTATAGCATCAATACTTTTATCATTAATAACTTCTTTTGAGTTAAGAAAAAGTTCTTTAGCAGATACTGGTTCTGGATGGTTTGACTTATATTCTTTTATCTTCTCTGTCAATTCATCACCAAAGGTCTGCAACTGAACCCAGAAATTTATTAATGGTTCATATAGATCATTGACCGTAATTTTAAGATGAGGATATTTCTTACTTATATGAATTGCTACACTTCCTCCACCAAGGAATGGTTCCCTAAACTCAGTGTAGTTACGTAGATCAGGAAAATACGGATCCATCTTGGTACAAGCACGAGACTTGCCACCAGGATAACGTAAAGGGGTTTTCAAAGATTTCATTACCAATCAGGATAGTGGTTTATATTTCCAATGTATTGATAGATTAAGTCCAATCCAAATACAAATGTTTCTCCATTTTCATCTTGAAGATAGAAAGGCATAGTAGGATACATTCTCCTTGCAGTATAATACTGACTAACAACTGCACAGTCATCATCAATCCATCTTTCCTTTTCTAATTCTTCTTCAGTCATTAATAAATTGTATAGGATCGTCATATTGCTCTGGAGTCATCATAGGATGTCTTGGTGGTACTAACTCCACCACAATAGCATCCATGATACGATTAAAAGATCTTGACATCTGGCGATATCCAGACCCCACATATAACTGACCAGCAAATACTGATACAGTAGCAGCTCCCCAGAAGATATAATACCATCTAGATTTAACTTGGTGTCTTTCTTTTTTACTTAATGTTTTCATGCTGGATGTTCAAATTGTTCAGTAATAACGGTTTTAACAGGACCATCATCACTATACACAGTCGCATGATGAGTCCTAATAGAATCCTTTTCCATTATTGTAACATCAACTCGACCATCTTTGCAAGAGATCTTAACAGTTCCGTTACCAACCCATTCTTCTGGATCATCAAAATACTTATAAACAGGATAAGGGTCACGAGTTTGAGTAGATGCAACTACTCTATAATTGTCAGTCATTTTGGTAATTTACGATTAAAGTTCCAATAATCAAATTTCATATACAATAGGTATATTCCCATTAGGGTTCTTTTAATAAACTCATCAAGGAGTATCAATCCAATAAAGAAATAATCCTCTAAGGTTTTCATGATTGATCAAACAAATGATGTTTAGATGTCCCTGCATTATCATTAGATATATTTCCTATTCCAGTTTCTTCAGTCTCTTCTAACTCATAACTCCAATCTTCTATCACAGTATTAGAAAGCATTCTATCAGAAAAAAGATCCATCTCTTTTCTTGCTATCTCTTCAGTCTCTGCATCAAACCAAAAATCAATTGCCTTACCAATCCTCAACAAATGTGGTTTAAGACTAGGAGCAACTAAATGTACATTTTTCATAACTGCATTACCAGCAGCATCAGATACAGACCCTCTAAGTCTGACAAAAACTAGTGCTTTAAATCTCATCATAGGTTGTGTCCTGCTGATCTTCCTAATGAATTGGATCCACCTTTCCACTCCTTTTTCTCATAATCAAAATCAGGATGTGGTGGAGTAGGCACAACAGGATTTTTAGTTTTGTTCTTAATAACTATAAACTTATCTGCTGCAAATGTGCCAGCAAGTTGAACTTCAATCTCATCACCATCTTTCCAGTTGGTTTCACCATTCATTTTGGTGTGAGTCATTGCTAATTGAATTTCATCAATTACTTTTTGTGTTAGTCTCATTCCCAGTTTACCCTCAAAACAACATATCCTGCTAATACTAATCCAGTACCCATTAGTGCAGGAAAAATCCAAGGAAGTACTGTAAGAAGATGAACAATTTGTACAGTAATTATACCATAGAAAAGCCACATAATCCACATACCAATTTTATTATGCTTACTTCCACGTTTATATGGATGGCAACC